CAGAAGCAAAGCGATATCTTCTGGCTTGCCTGGGAATGTATCCGCCGTTCGGGTGAAACTGTTAAGCCATTCGGAGAAGGATTCATCGAGACTTTGACTAGCGTTGAAGTTCTTGATGATGACCCTTTGGCTTAGGGCGCGACTCGATCACCTATCTGATTGCTAAATTAAGTGTCAGAATCGGGATCGCGCCACAACAATTATTAGAACTAGATGAAGTGATGATAAAGAACCTAATCAAGGTTCTACAGGATGAAGCGAAGGAGCAAGAAAATGCCTACAAGCGTAAAAGGCGGCATTGAACTTCGCAAAGCACTTCGTAAATTTACTCCAGACTTAGCCAAAGAAACTCAGAAAGAAATGGCTGGATTGCTTAAGCCAATTACATCAAAGGCTCGTGGATATATTCCAAGTGCTGCTCCTTTAAGCGGATGGGGACATCCAGCAATAACTGGTAGATTCCCACGATATTCTGGAGCAGAAGCCAAGCGTGGTATTGGATATAAAACAACTCCATCAAAAGTCAATCGTTCAGGGTTTAGATCATTGGCTCGTATTGTCAATGCCTCAGCTGCTGGTGCTATTTATGAAACAGCAGGTCGAGTTCATCCTAATGGCCGAGAGCAACTGAAACGCAGAGAAGTAAATATCCCTGGCATGAATTCTGTTTATACAACTTCAACAGGTAAGAATTATGGCAAGAGCAATAATCCAGAAGCAGGTTCATTATTCGTTCAAGCAATGAATGACTCAGGTCAAATTAAAGATGCGTACCAACGCTCTGCAGGTCAAGCAGGTCGCGCTTCACGCAAGATGAAAGGTCGCGCAATTTTTCGTTCTTGGGCTGAAGATCAGGGCAAAACAAATGCAGCAATAATCAAAGCAATCGAAGTCTCTAGAGATAAATTTAATAAGGCGGTGGGATACAGATAATGGCATCAGCAGATGTAAAGATAGATATAGCCGCCGAGTTCACAGGCAAGAAGGCTTTTAAGCAGGCAGAAACTGCATCTCAAAAGATGGAGAAAGCTGTTGCAAAACTAGGCAAGCAATTACTTGCTGTCTTTGCTACTCAAAAACTAATTGCATTTGGCAAGCAAGCAGTCAAGGCTTTCGCAGCTGATGAGAAAGCTGCTCGATCTCTATCTTTAGCTTTGGCCAATACTGGCAATGCCTTTGCTTCCATCGAGGTAGAAAAGTTTATTGGAGATTTACAGCGCACTACTGGTGTGCTTGATGATCAACTTCGTCCAGCCTTTAGAACCCTTATTACAGCTACTGGAGATGTTAGAAAGTCACAGGATGCACTGGCTCTTGCCCTTGATATCGCGGCGGGTACTGGTAAAGATTTAGGTTCTGTTACTACTGCATTAGCAAAAGGATTTGGTGGGCAGACAACAGCCCTTAGCCGCCTAGGTGCTGGACTTGATAAAGCCACCCTTGCATCTGGTGATATGGATAAAATCACAGCAGAATTAACAAAAAAGTTTAAGGGTCAGGCATTATCTGCTGCTGAGGGTTATTCAGGCCAGATGGATAAATTGACCGTTGCTTCTAACAATGCTAAAGAAATTATTGGTAAAGACTTACTTGATGCAATGTCGTTAGTTGCTGGCAAAGAAGGCATAGGCGGAGCAGCATCTGCAATGGAAGAATTTGCTACTCAAATTGGTAATGCAATCTATGGCGTAGGAGTATTAACTAAACAACTTAACTCATTGCCAGGTGCAGACATTGTTGGCAAGATACTTAAGTTAAATTTTGAATACTCTTTACTTGGCGAATTAATCAAACTTGGAGCATCAAGCAAGCCTAAAGCAGGACAAGCATCTCCAGGTGGAGCAGGTGGGGTTGCTGCGACAATTAAATATCAGAAAGAGCAAGCAAAGATTCTCAAAGAAACAAATGCTCTTAATAAAATTCAGAACAAAGACATAAAAGAGAAACTAGAACTTACTGCTGGTGAAAAGGCTCTTGCTGAACTTAAGAAAATGTTCGACCTTGATGCTATTGAAATCCAAGCAGCACTTAATGGAACTATCTCAGAAGAAGATCGTCTAAGACTTAACGGACTTAAAGCAATTAACAATAGTGATACTGCTATGGCACTCCTTGCTCTTAATGCTCTTAATGCCGCAAAGGCTTCAAAAGACCTTGCCGATGCTCAAACAGCATCATTGGCAACTTGGGCTTCATGGCAGACAATAATTGGAGATTCATTTAAGGCTGCTGCTGGAAGCACATCTGGAAGTCCAGTAGTTATTGTGCCACCAGGAGATTCAGGTTCTTATGCTCCTGGAGATATACCAGGTGGACTTGACCCTAATGTGGGTATGGGCGGTTATACATTACCTGCTGCATCACAACAGCGATCATCATCGATTGTAATCAATGTGGCAGGCTCAGTTACAACAGAGCGCGATTTAGTATCTGCAATTACTCAGGGCATCTATAACAACCAAGCATCGGGCGTACCGATTAACTATACGACTCAATACTAATGGCACTTCCAGCGATTCCTATTGTTGAAATTAACCTCACAGGTGGGGCATCTACCTTTGGCGACCCATTCATCTTGGGAACTTCTCAACTAGGATTTGCTGAATTAGCATCAGGCGTTGCTAACATCGTGGATGTATCTAGTCAGGTGCAAAACATCTCTACTCGGCGAGAGCGTAACCTTCTACAGGATAAGTTCTTATCAGCCTCAGCTACTGTTCGTATCCTTGATCCAAATGGTGACTGGAATCCACAGAATACTTCCAGCCCTTACTATCCCAATCTCGTCCCATTACGCAAGATTAAGATTGAAGCAACTTACAGCGCAACGACTTATCCAATCTTCTTGGGCTATATCACAGAATATATTTATACCTATCCAAAAGGTCAAGAGGTAGGTTATGTCACCCTTGTCTGCTCAGATGCTTTCAGACTCCTCTACAACTCCAATGTGACTGAGGTTTTTTTGGCAATCGCTGGAGAAAAGACTGGCACTCGCATAGGCAAAATTCTTAATACGGTCAAATGGAACACAACTGCTCGAAGCGTTGATACAGGCAACACAACCTGCCAAGCAGACCCTGCAACGACTCGTACAGCCCTTGAAGCCATCCAGACACTAGAGTTTACCGAGCAGGGTGCTTTCTACCTTGACAAGGCTGGCTATGCCGTATTTAAGAGCCGTCAGGCCGTCTATGACAGCAAGGATTCAGTAACTATTACTAAGTTCTCAAATGTGTCAGGCTCATCTGATATTAACTATTCCAATATCGCATTGGCTCACGATGACAAGACTTTGGCTAACTCAGCGACTATCACCAAAATTGGCGGAACAGACCAGACTTATGTTGATTTGCCATCGGTCAATCAATACTTCACACGATCCATTACTGCTGGAAATCTCCTCATGGATACAGATGCAGAAGCAGCTTCTCTGGCCTATGCCTATGTCCAGACTCGCAAGGATGTCACAGTTCGCATTGACTCAATCGTGCTGGACTTGGTAACTCTTGCCTATGGTGCTGGAATCATAGCAGCTCTTGACCTCGACTACTTTGACAGAATGCAGATTACCAATGAGAGCCAGACTGGAGTGACCCTAGTCAAGACCCTTCAATGCCTAGGCATCAATCACGATATCACTCCAAATAGTTGGTTCACAACTTTCGTCACGCAAGAACCGATTCTTGATGTGATGTATTAGAATATGACAATGAAACGAGGTAAGTAATGGCTATTGAATATCCTGCAAAGGAAACTTTTGTCGATGGTGACATCCTATCAGCGGCAGAGGAAAACAAGATTTCATCAGTAGCCAATGCTGCTTTCATCCTACAACTCATGGGCGCACTCTAGAAAGGGAAAATCATGGCAGTAACACAGAAAACTCTGTTTAGAGGTGCGGCTACTACTACAGTCACCACAACTCTCTATACAGTTCCAACAGCAACTTCGACAGTTGTGAGCAATATCGTGGTAACTAATACAGCAGCATCTGCTGGCACTTACACGCTTGCTCTGGGTACATCAGGTAGCACAGTCAATATGTTTACGACTGTATCTATTCCTGCTAACTCAACAACTTTCATCGATCTAAAGCAGGTTTTATCAGCTGCTCAAATCATTACCGGTGGAGCATCAGCTGTAACTATTAACTTTCATATAGGCGGAGTGGAGATAGCGTAATGGGATCAACAACAATTCCTGCACCCAATACAAGTTTGACAAGAAGGGTTACAACCCTTACTTCTGGAACTTCTTGGACTGTTCCTGCTGGAGTAACTTTTGTCAATGTAACTCTTGTTGGTGGCGGTGGCGGTGGCGGTGGTGTCACTGCATCCTCAGTCAATGGTGCACAGGCATCTGTGGGTTTAGGTGGTTCAGTTGTAAGTTCGACATTAACTACAACTCCAGGTGCTTCCATTAGTTATGCAATAGGAGCTGGCGGAGCAGGCGGTTCTTCATCAGGAAGTTTTGGTGGTGACACAACATTTACAGGAGCAACAACAGCAGTTGGTGGAAAAGGCGGAAGAAGAACTGGCACAGGGCCACAAGGTTCAGATTACGCAGCAAGTCCTAATGGCGGTCAAGGTGCTGGAAGTGACAATGCAAGCACTTATACAGGTGGAGTCGGTGGATCAGGTTCAATCAATGTGGAGTATTGGGTATGAGAGTATTTGCTGTAATTGAAAACAATAAAGTTGTAAACATCATTGTAGGAGTAGAGGATGAAGTCCTAGCGGCTAATCCTGATAAATACATTGAATATACAGACGGCTGGAAATATCCTAAAGGCATCGATGGTGGAGATTATTTTCCAGTAGAGGGTTCTAATGAAGCCACTACTCTGTAAGGCCGGACAACAGCTTCGTGAACAGATTGATGATGCGTTCCCAGATCGTGATCGTAAGTCAGATGGTTGGATAGGCGATGCCTCTCACTCCAGTCGTCCGAGTGACCACAATCCCGATCCGATTAACGGAATCGTCAGGGCTATTGATGTGGATAAAGACCTCAACTCACGCCCCAGTACAGGTGCTTATCTTGCCGACCAAATACGCCTATGTGCCAAGTCCGGTGAGAAACGAATTTCTTATGTCATCTATGCAGGCAAGATCGCTTCCTCTAAGAAATCTTGGCGTTGGCGTGCTTATGATGGGATTAACCGCCACGATCATCACATCCATATTTCATTCACTAAAGAAGGCGATTCGAATGGTCGCTGGTTCGACATCCCAATGCTAGGAGCATCTAATGGCTGAAAACTATTCCTTCGTAATCGATCAAGGTGCTGACTGGTATCTCAACATTACCTATAAAGATTCAACTGGTGCAGCCATTAACCTCACAGGTTACACAGCAGCGATGCAATTTAGACTCAATGTGTCGAGTGCTACAGCTGCTATCAGCTTGACTCAGGCATCTGGTATCACCATCACAGGTGCTACAGGCAACCTGGCTATTCGTGCAACTGCTGCTCAAACAGCATCACTCTCAGATTCTGAGAAGTATGTCTATGATTTAGAGATTACATCTCCTGCTGGAATCGTTACTCGATTGATTCAAGGCGTGGCATCGGTAAGTTCACAGGTCACTCGATGACAGACATCATTGTTATCCAGCCTGTTACCTCATCCGTCACAGTCACAGAAGATGTCAATCAAGTAACTGTTTCATCTGTTGGAGTTACTGGCCCTGCTGGAACTAACGGAACTAACGGTACTAACGGAGCAACTGGTGCAACAGGTGCAACTGGAGCGACAGGAGCAACTGGATCATCTGGAGTTGTAACAGTCAATGCGCCTATTACAAACGCTGGAACTTCAACTGCTGCTAACCTTTCAGTATCAGCAGGCACAACATCCACTGTTGGAGTATTGCAACTAACTGACTCAACATCTAGCACCAGCACTACAACTGCTGCAACTCCTAACTCGGTAAAGACTGCTTATGATTTAGCTGTAGTTAAGAATCCTGTATTAAAGCCACAAACAGGTGCCTACATAAGAACTTCTATGCAACTTCACATTGCCGCTACTGCAACAAATCAACGGGTTTATTACACTCCTATATTTGTGCCTACAACAACTGCATTTGACCGATTAGCATTAAGAACAGCAAGTACTTTTGTTGGTACATCAAGCGTGAGATTAGGCATATTTAATGATTCTGCTGGATTGCCTTCTACACTAATCCTTGATGCTGGAACTGTATCTTGTACAGCTGCTAGTTCAAACTATGAAATAACAATTTCACAAAGCCTAAATACTGGATTTTATTGGTTGGCTTTTTGTCAGCAAAGTGCTCCAACTACAGCTCAATACATTGGCGCAGTTGCTTCTGGAGCTTCATTTCAAAATTACTACATAAATGCTCAGGTTTCACCAGATGCAAGTGGACAAGCCTGTGTAATCCAAAGTTCTGTATCTGGTGCTTTTTCTACAGCAACTTCTTTATCAGTATCTACAACTGCTATGTGGACTTGGATAAGGGCGGCATAATGACTAAGACAATTACTTATGGACTTGGCGGCTATGACGAATCAAAGCCTAATAACAATATCGTTGAGGAAATCGACATTCCAGATGAGGAGCAACAATGAAAGACTTCAAGACTGCATTCGGCTCATGGGCTAGAGCATTCCTAGTAGCAGTTCTATCCCTAGCAGCGGCAGGCGTATCTGATCCAAAGGCTTTACTAGCTGCTGGACTTTCATCTTGTATCCCACCAATCATTCGTTGGTTAAATCCCAATGACCAAGGTTTAGGCATTAAAGCATAATGAGTGCCCTTAACTGGGCGGCTCTTGCAGTTGCAGTTATTTCAATCGTTACAGGATTTGTAGGATCAATCAGATGGCTGGTCAAGCATTACCTTGCTGAACTTAAACCCAATGGTGGTTCATCGATGAACGACAGATTGAATCGACTTGAAGGGCGTGTCGAAACAATCATTTCTTTATTAGAGAGGTGACACTTATCTCATGGCAAGAAAAGCAACTAAGAAGCTAGTTGATGAAGGCTATTCCAAACTAGATGCTTGGGCTATTGGTGTGCATGAAATGTATCGCGCACTACGACGAGCAGGATTCCCAGTTGATTTGGCACTTGCCATAATTGTAGAACGGCAGTCATATCCAGAATGGATTCTGCCCTCACCCATTAACCCAAATATACCAGAGCCAGACTGGTATGAGGATGAGGATGAATGAAGAAGATTGTAATCCTAAGTGATTTACAAGTTCCCTTCGAAGATGTCCATGTAACAAAGAATATCGCCAAGTTTCTTCAAAGTTTTAAGCCAGACCAGACAGTCACTATTGGCGATGAGATTGACTTTCAGACTATTAGCAAATGGTCAGATGGAACGCCAGGAGCGTATGAACAGACTCTTGGCGATGATCGTGATAGATGCGTAGAGCTTCTCTGGGACTTAGGCGTGAGTGATTGCATAAGAAGTAATCATACGGATCGCTTGTATAACATCATCATGAAGAAAATCCCATCATTTCTATCTTTGCCTGAATTACGCTTTGAAAAGTTTATGAAGTTCGATGAACTGGGCATAAGCTTTCATAAGAAGCCGATGCTGCTTGCACCCAACTGGGTAGCAGTTCATGGCGACCATTCACCTATCAAGTCTCAGGGCGGTTTAAGCGCAATGGAAGCGGCTAGGCGTAACGGTAAGAATGTTATCTCTGGTCACACCCACAGGGCAGGCCGTACATCCTTCTCAGAAGCCTCTGGAGGCCGTTTAGGGCGTGTTCTACATGGGGTCGAGGTTGGAAATCTCATGGATTTCTCTAAGGCCCTGTACGGCGGTTCTACGGGTTCTTTTAACTGGCAGCAGGCTTTCGCCATCATGTATGTCCATGGGAAGAATGTCCAAGTTGATCTCATTTACATTGAGAAGAACGGCACATTCATAGTAAACGGCAAAGTCTATGGACGACCTAGATAACGACATTACAAGGGATGTAGATACCCAGATGGATAACTCAGAATTGTTACCATTTCGTTATCTAAATCAACGAGGTAAATCCCACTAGCTGTGCAACACTTATGCTG